GCTCGTAATGTACTGATGAACAGCATTGCCAAGAGCATGGGCTACAAACTAAATCAAAATGCCGGCATAGCTGACCGTGCCACCAACAAAGTTATCACGGACGATCCGGACAAAATTGCCCGACTGCTGCTGAATAAATCAGCCACCAGTAAAGACTTACACAGTGTGGAAACCATTGTGGCAGCACTGAAAGGCGACGCCAAGCGTGATGCCAAGTTGGCAGATGCACGTGAACACTTTGCCAAGGTTGGTGTGCCTTTTATGGAAAGTGAAGATCCCGTATACAAAGAATACAACGAAGTGAACTTTTTGGCTCGACTGCGTGATCGCATTGTGAATCAAGGCATGGCAGTGATTGTGGAAGGCGCCAAGGATGCACGTATTGAACACTTGGAAGATCTAGTGTTTGAAAAAGGTACACGTGGCATTCGAGATGCAGTTGAAATCATGCGCCACGCCGCAGAAGACACACGTGGAACAACCACAGTCAAATGGGACGGTAAGCCTGCTATCATATTTGGCCGCAAGCCAGATGGCACATTTGTGCTCACAGACAAAAGTGGCTTTGGTGCCAAAGGCTATGACGGCTTGGCAACATCTCCGGACCATATTGCTAGAATGATGGCCATGCGGTCGGGTGATCGTACAGAGTTAATTGGACTTTATCAAAAGTTGTTTCCCTTGCTACGTGCTGCCGTGCCTGAAAGTATGCGTGGATTTGTACAGGGCGATTTGTTGTACACCAACACACCTCCTGAACAGGCCGGTGCTTACGTGTTCCGTCCAAACTTCGTTGAATACAAGATACCGGCCAGCAGTAAGCTGGGACAGCGCATTGGCCGCAGTGAAGTGGGTGTTGCTGTACACACACGTTATCGTGACGTTGATGCTGCTCCTGAAGCAATCAAGCAGGTCACACTGAACGAAGTTCCAGGACTGTTGCTGATTGAGCCCAGTGTCAAAGACATTCGCAACGTTGAATTAAATGCTGGCCTAGTCAAGCAACTGAGTCAGATTGTGTCTACACAAGGTGCTGCCATTGACAGTTTGTTTAATCCTGCTGACCTACGTGCTGCCGGCATCACTGATTTGCCACAGTTGTGCAAACGCTACATCAACTCTAGAATTACCAGCAACTATGACAACTTGTTAAACGGCTTTGGAGACTGGCTAAAAACCAATGTGACACCACGCAAGTTCAACAACATTGTGGAATATCTACAAAGTCCACGCACAAACATGGCGGGTATCACTTCAGCATTTACTGCATTCCTGTTGTTGCACGACATCAAAACAGACATGCTGGCACAGCTAGATCGCCAACAGCCCGGACAAGAAGGCTGGGTGCTGGCCACCCCTGCAGGCCGTGCTAAACTGGTGAATCGATTTGGATTCAGTGCCGGAAATCGTGCCCTAAACAATCCAGATCAAACAGCCTAAACCTAATTTTTTGTCGAATTGTATAAATAAATGCAGGTCCAACGTGACCATACACTAAGGAGATTTAAAAATGGCTTTTTTCACACAAGTAAACGGCGACTTTCAACCAGTTGTCAACCTGGATTCTGGCACAGTTGCCGCATCACCTGGCGCAGGCTACAGCACCGGTCCTAACACAGTGACCAGTGGTGTGACAGTTAATGCAGCAGGTCCTAAGTTAGACTTCGGTACAGTTACTTTCACTGGTAACGCTACTGTAAGTGCTACTTCACTGGGCATTGCATTCTTGACAATCCAAACTAAATGCACAATTGCTATGTACGAATTCACAACTAACAGCAGTAACACTGCTACGTTGGCTTTGGCTACATACCCAACTGGTGCATGGGATTACACCAATGCTGGCGATCTAGACGCTGCATTGACTGCTTCACTAGGCTACGCTGTTACTACAGCTGCCACAGCAACATTCACAAACTAAGCAATTAGTTTTTGACACAAAAACCTGCCGAGGCAGGTTTTTTGTTGGGTTAATTTTGTATTGCTAAGTAAACGTGCTCGTGTAGCAATCTTGTCCTGCATAGGGCGGGACTAGACAACACACACACATTCACAGGAGAAAAACATGAGCAAAACACCTTACGAGATCCGTCTCGAACTTCTCACCTTGGCCAAGGAAATACTCCAGGCGCCAATTTACGAAAAACGCAGCCATCTTGTTACTGAATATCAGTCCAAGTTAACTGACGCTAACCGTGTACATATTCCATTTCCAACCTTGCCTGATTTTCCGTCAACTGCGGACATTATTAGCAAGGCCGAAGAACTGAAAAAGTTTGTAGACGCCGCGTAAAAACGAAAGCCTCGAAAGGGGCTTTTTTATTGACTTTAATATGGGTCTTGCAATAATAACTTAAATACTCCATCATGATGGTGAGCAAAATAACTGAAGTGACAATATTTGAAAGCCCTGACGGTGGCCGTACAGTGTATGCTCGTCAACCTGGCAATAATTCAAGATCATTGCACTACCAAGATCCCAAACTAAAACAAGAACTAGAAGAGCTGGAAAACAAACGTCGTTGGGCAGAAATATTTGAATCACGACATACCAATACTGCACTTGACGAATTATGCGACAAAGTTGAAGTGCTGTATGAATTAATCAAAAAAAATTCATGAGATTTGTAGTACAAACATTCTTTGACATAACTGCTACTGGTGTTACTGGGCATTATAAACCTGCCCGTGTTCCGTTCCGAGATTATTCGGGCAATGTAATAACCGACGAGTCTGACTGGAGTCGTGCCAGGAATCAACAGCGCAATTGGGAAACACTGACACAGATACTAGGACTTCGCACACAGTTGTTCCGTATACAAGAACCCATGATTGACGCATCAAACCGTGCCTGGATGTTTGAATTTGAAACAGAATCTGACAATATCTACGGCACCGATGATGACTTGACTGCGGTGTTACGTGCCGACGCAGAAGGTGTGCCCATGTTGCTTGGACTGGACAATAGACCCGAAATGTCTACAGTATTAGTTACCCAGGGAAAAAATCAGAATATATGGTTTGCTCCTGTTTTGATAAATACATCAACGGAGACATACCATGGTTGATACCACTGCTATTGAGAAAAAAAGTTTAGAAGCACACGTAGAACTATGCGCAGAACGCTACAGTGCATTGGAACTGCGGTTAGATAACGTAGATGCTAAAATTGCTAGCCTAGAGCAGATGGTCATACAGGTGCGTGATATGGTCAGGGACATGGCCGAAAAACGCAACAACCAACTGATTTCCTGGGGCCTGGGCATTATGGGCACCATGGCCGGCGTCATTGGATGGTTGCTTGTAAATTATGTTGTCAAATGAAAATAGACAAAGAACTCAGTCGAGAATTACTTAAAGAATTTCCAACTCTAGAACACAACAGTATCTGGAAAAATTCAGATGGCAATTACACAGTTTTTGGTCGCTACAGTATTGTCAAAGAAAATGCAGGATATAGAGTACATTGCGCTCTGTCTGACGTTGGCGTTTTCCACAGTAGCAAATCAGCATTGAGTTGGTGTATTGCCGATAAATTTAAACAGTACACCATAGCCCGCGACTTAATTCAACTAGATAATAATTTATATCATTTAACTGTAGACATCAGCACTAGAGCTGCCATTGGCGATCGCACTAAAGATGCTGATCAACGTGAAATCATTATGACCAAGCTAGAGAATAAAATTTTAAAGAAAAAAGAAATAGAAAATAGATTAGCTAAATGTGTGAATCGGGCTAAATATTACCAACAACGAGGATTCGATAATGAAATTGCAAGAATTGGCCGTACTGCCACAAACAAAACAAGTCGCTAAAGTATTTGAAAGTTACTTTGGTAAAAGTATTACCTTTGAATCAATTTCAAAGCGCCAAGCACATGCCATGTTGGGCCGAGTACGTGGCTTGTTAAGCGAACATCGCCGCACCCCCGAGTTCCATGTCAGCGAACAAAACTCTGCATACTTGAAATTGGTCATGCTGGAACAGGTATTGACTAAAAAAATCCGAGAAGAAATCCCCCCTGCCGCATTGGTAGCACCAGATCCTGCCAAAACAAAACAGGCTCTTAATAAGATTTCTGATCCTAAACTCAAGACAGCAATGACCAAGGCGTCTGCTGGTCAAACACTGTCACCCGACGAACAGAAGTCAGTACAAGGTGCCGCACTAAGTGCCGCAATGACTGCCGAAAATCGTCGCAGAAAAGGTCGCCGCCTGTCTGAGAGTGAAGTACAACAGGCACAAGTTATCTTGGCCAGTCAAGACATGGTAGACCAAGTTCAGCGCATGATTGAACAAGTCACATCCATGCAGTTTAAAGATTTACCAGCATTGGTTGATCAGATTCGCAACGAGATCGGCTACGATCAAGCAACCAAATTCAATGCTGACGCAACAGCGTCGCTGGGCGGAATGGTACAGAATCTACAGCAGTCTAAAATTCAATTAGAAACTGCCATGGGCACAGTAACAGGTCAAGCACCGGTGGTGCCAGGCGAAGCTGCTCCGGATGTTGGTGCTGAAATGCCACCTGTGGATGCCGGCGCAGAAATGCCTGCCGAACCCGGTGCTGAGTTAGATGCACTTGCTGCCGATGCAGAAACAGATATCGAAGAGCCTGTCAAAACTGGCCTGGGTCGCGAGCGCAGATAATGCGTCTGTGTGAGTTTGACGAAACTGCCAACAGCGCCCTTAAACTAGCGGCGCTGAGTCAGTTTCTCAGTGACAGAGCCGAGGACGAAGCAGCCTCAAAACAAATTAGTCAGAAAGCATTTGTTGATTTGGCACAGTCAATGGGCGTGAATGTTACTGCACAGAATCTTGGTGACATGATCAGCCGTGAGCCATTGAGTAACCTACTTGAACCACTTGAACCAAATTCAGGTGTGGTCAGATTCAAAGGCAACACCGAAGCCACCACAGGTATGAGTGTTGATCAGGCACGTACTGTTGTTGACAGCAATGCCAAAGCAGCCATGAAACGTCGCCAATAAAATCATTATGTCGTGACACGGCATTAAATATCTCTATATGACAAACCGAATCTTGATCGACAAGTTAGAATTCTACATCACCAACGTGTGTAACCTAACCTGCAACGGTTGTAATCGCTACAACAATTATAAATTCAGCGGCTGGCAAAGTTGGGACGAAGCTGAACCTGTTCTAACAGAATGGGCTAAAAAAATAGACATACGACATCCTGTGATACTTGGTGGAGAGCCATTGCTTAATCCAGACATTGT